AGAAGATCGTCGTCTGTGAGGGCGAGATCGACACCATGACCGTCTCGATGATCCAAGGCAACAAATTCGCTACAGTAGGACTTCCGCACGGAGCGCAGTCAGCCAAGAAACATTTGTTGAAGTCTCTCGATTACCTCAACAACTTCGAAGAGATCATTCTAATGTTTGATCAAGACGATGCAGGGATCTCGAGTGCAAAAGCATGTGCAGAAGTATTGCCACTGGGCAAAACAAAGATTGCCGTGTTGCCACATAAAGATCCAAACGAATGTCTATTGAACGGTAAGTCAGGCGCAATCATTACAGCGATCCATCAGGCGCAAAGTTACAGACCAGATGGCATCGTCAGCATGGAAGATCTCAGAGATACAATCGCTGTCAAAGACGCAGAGTCACCAATCAAATATCCATATCAAAAACTTAACGAAATGCTCAAGGGGATCAGAACAGGTCTGATCACGTTGGCAGCCGGAAGCGGCGTTGGCAAAAGTACGTTGATACGAGAGTTCGCCTACAAGATCCACACTGATGGGTTCACTGTGGGCATGATGATGCTTGAAGAGTCGACCAAGAGAACCTCCCAAGGCTTGGTAGGCATCCACATCAACAAGAATATCGTTATCGACGATGACGCTGCTTCCAAAGAAGAGATCGAAGAGGGCTTTGAAGACCTTCTCTCCCGAGGTCCGATATACCTCTTCGATCACTTCGGATCTACAGACATGGACACCATAGAGAACCGTATTCGCTACATGAAGCACGGCCTCGGTTGTGACGTAGTCTTTTTAGATCATGTGAGCATATTGATTTCGGGCATGACCGGAGAGACTACAAACGAGAGAACCATGGTCGACGCTATTGTCCACCGCCTTCGTGTTCTTTGCAGTGAGTTGGATCTTGCGCTCATTCTGGTGTCTCACCTTCGTCGTCCGAGTGGCGACACAGGTCACGAGGGAGGTGCAAAGGTATCTCTCGCACAACTCAGATCCTCACATTCTATCGCGCAACTCTCGGACGGCTGCATTGGCCTCGAGGTTGATGCCGAGGATCCGACTGCAGGTCTTAGAAATCTTGTTGTCCTTAAGAACCGATTTACAGGTGAAGTCGGTCCTGCAGGTCAACTTCAGTACGACAGAGAAAAAGGGCGTCTGTCGTCAATAGAAGACTTTAGCCCATTTTAAACAGGAGTATCAAATGAACGACTTAAAGAACAACTGGCAACAATCAGAGTTGCCTTTCGAAATACTCGATTCCGAGATCAATAGGATGGCTGACGCTTATCTCGACTACACGTTGAACACTTCGATACAGGCTTATCATTCAGTCAATCACTCGAAAAAGGAACGACAGATCCTCAAGGTTATTTTTGATGCAGGTGATCGAGGGATCATCAGTTCGGAGATACAGCAAAAACTACCGCACATGCCGTATGGATCCGTAACCTCAAGTTTTAAGAAACTCACTGACGATGGTGTCATTGAGTGTGTTGGTATCCGCAAGAACTTTCGCGGAAGAAATCAAAAAGTTTGGAGATCCACTCAATGATAACTAGAGCATCTGAAACTTACAATTACACCATGAATGAGTACCAAGCGGACATGGCGCACACTGCAATCTACAACGACAAAATCATCTACCCTACATTCGGACTAGTGAATGAGGCCGGAGAGGTTGCAGGTAAGATCAAGAAGATCATGCGAGACGAACAGGTGTCTGTAGAGGGCTTCGTACTTAACGACAAACAAAGGGCTGCAGTAGCGGCTGAGTTGGGTGACGTTCTCTGGTACATTGCGGCTCTAGCAAGAGATCTCAATGTCTCTCTAAATGAAATCGCGAAGATGAACATCGACAAACTTCATGACCGTCAAAAGCGTGGAGTAATCGGTGGCTCTGGAGACAACCGCTGAGATGGATCTTCGACCTAGAAAGCAACGGTCTACTTCCAACCATGGACAGGATACACTGTCTTGTGTTGAGAGACATAGACAACAAAGACGTCAGGCAGTTTGGTCCTGATGAAATAGATGAGGGTGTTCAACTCTTGGCAGAAGCCGAGGAGATCATTGGACACAACATCATCGATTTTGATATCCCTGCAATTCAACTCGTATATCCCGACTTCAAACCGACAGGCACGGTGACGGATACCTTGGTTCTTTCTAGGTTAATCAAGCACGAGTTGTTCGCAGAAGATGCAGAGAGAGGCTTCAGCATCGATGACTTCCCTAAACGAATGTGGGGCAGTCATTCTCTGAAGGCTTGGGGACTTCGACTGTACAACTTCAAAGATGATTATGAGGGTGGATGGGAAGAGTTCTCAGATGAGATGTTGACGTACTGTGTCCAAGACACGCATGTCACTCACACTCTCTACCACCACCTCATGAAGACAGATCCGAGTGAACAATCGATCTACCTCGAACACCGGATGGCTGAGATCTGCAAAGAGATCGGTAACAATGGTTGGACTTTCGATGGTTCAGCGGCTGCCGAACTATATGCCGACCTCAGTCAGAAGAGACACGAGATCGAGGACACCCTGAAGGATCTATTTCCGCCTTGGGAAGTGACTGAAGACTTCTATCCAAAACGAGACAACAAGACCCTCGGATACAAGAAGGACGAACTGTTTATCAAGAAAAAGACAGTCTACTTCAACGCCGGATCTCGACAGCATATTCAGCGGTGCCTAGAAGATAAGTACAACTGGAAACCCAAGACTTTCACTGAGAGCGGACAGGCCAAGATTGACGAAAAGGTCTTGAACAAATTGCCTTTCCCAGAAGCCAAGAAACTCGGTCAGTTCTTTCTACTACAGAAACGGATCGGAATGTTGGCGGAAGGTAATGGATCGTGGATGAAGAAGGTCTCAGACGATGGCAGACTTAGACATACTATTGTGTCCAACGCTTGCACATCATCGAGAGCGGCTCATCGATCACCAAACTTAGGTCAGGTGCCTAGCGCCGGATCTCCCTATGGCAAAGAGTGCAGAAGCCTTTTTGGTCCACCTAAAGGTTGGGTCTTATGCGGAACTGATTTGTCTGGGATCGAGGTCAGGTGTTTAGCCTCTTATCTTTATCCTTATGATAACGGTGAGTATGCCAAGCAGATCCTCGAAGGTGACATCCACACCTACAACCAAAAAGCGGCAGGTTTAGAGACACGCAACCAAGCCAAGACGTGGCTTTATGCAACGCTCTACGGCGCAGGTGATAGTCTCATTGGACAGATCGCAGGTGGTAAAGCCGCACTCGGAAGAAAACTAAAGCAGAACTATGACAAGGCAGTCCCTGCCTTTGCGACATTGAAAAAGCGACTAAAGCAAGCCTACGGAAGAGGTTACATCAAAGCCATCGATGGTCGGAAGTTACAGATACGCAGCGAACACCGTTGCCTCTCACAACTTCTGCAATCGTGCGGTGCCATTGTTTCGAAACAGTGGGTGATGATGACCTACGATGAAATCAAGAAACAACATGGCAACGACGCTTTTATCATGGGATGGATCCACGACGAGATGCAGATCGCTTGCCGAAATAATGAGGTAGCAGAACATGTCGGTAATATCGCTCGACGAATGGCGGAAGCGTCAGGCACTTCTCTCGGACTTAAAATCGGCATCGCCGCAGAATATTCCGTGGGCAAAACTTGGTGTGACACACACTGAAGAAGTCGATGATCATTTAGTCAATCTTGTAGCCCTCTATATCGTTCTCGATAGATCGTGGCGGAACCCTTTTACAGTAAAGTCAGACTTTGCTCGAAAGAGTGCCATGCACGTTGCTATCGCAGCGAGTGAGGGCTTCATAACCACAAAAGTCGATACGGACGTCTGGGGATCGCGATGGTGCATCACAGACGTTGGTATGGAAACCAAAGGAGAGGTCGATGAAGTCCTTAAAGAAATCCTACCCCCGTACAACCCTGCTAGTTGATGGAGATCTCTATCTCTACAGGATCCTCAGTTCATGTGAGACTGAGACTGACTGGGGTGAAGACATATGGAGTCTTTCCACAGATTTAAAGGAGGCTAAGAAAGCCTTCGATGATATGATGGAGTTCTTCAAACTCAAGTTACGAGCCGAAGACATCATCATAACTTTTTCTGGTCACAGCAACTTTCGGAAGTCGGTGGACCCGACCTACAAAGCGAGTCGAAAGAAGACCAGAAAGCCGATTGGTTATTCAACAATGATCGATTGGGTCAAAGAGAACTATCAAGTCATACAAATCGACAACCTCGAGGCGGACGACGTGATGGGTATCATGGGGTCTGTAGAAGGTACAAAAGCAATCATTGTGTCCGATGATAAGGATTTGAAATCCGTGCCTTGTAAACTCTACAGACCACAGACCGACGAGCGTCATGAGATCACTCTCGCAGACGCAGACAGACAGTTCTTTACGCAGACACTTACTGGTGACGTGACAGACGGTTACTCCGGCTGCCCGAAGATCGGACCAAAGACTGCAGAAAAAGTCCTCGGCATGTCGCCCAACTGGCGACTGGTCGTCAACGCCTACCAGAAAGAGAAACTCGATTTTAACTATGCGCTCACTCAAGCGCGACTTGCTCGGATCCTTCGTTCCACTGATTGGGATGATGAGAAGGGTGAGGTGAAACTATGGGAACCTGCAGCATGACTAGAATGGAAAAATTTATCCTCGACAACTGGAAACTATACGAACGCACCTGCAAGGCTGAGTGTAAGAGAGTGGCTCAGAAGACAGGCCATAAACGAAACTCATGGACCCACGAGAGGAATGTCTTTTATGGCGTCGAAACTAAAGCAGTAAGGGAGCGAAAGTATGGTGTTAAATCTCCGTCGCAACAGAAGATCGAAGACAGGTGCTTGCGTATCGTCGAACTCCACAAGCGAGGGATCACTTGGAACAAGATCGCGCAAAACTTGGGGATTAGGCATTGCAACATCGCTCGAGTCCTCAGACACCGAGGATACGAGCCAAATGTCTAATGACGATATAAAATCACCAGATCACTATGCTCAGTTTCCAATCGAGCCGATCATCTTCATCCAACGCAACCGCTTCGAGTTCTGGCGTGGGAACGTCATCAAGTACGTCTGTCGAGCCGGACACAAGGACGATGAGATCAAGGATCTACAAAAAGCAAAAAGATACATCGAAATGAGAATAAACGAATTAGAAGGGAAAGAAATAAATGAATAACTATTTACCAACAGATTACCAAGCGTTCATACACACATCACGATACGCTCGTTGGATTGAGGAGGAAGGCCGTAGAGAGACTTGGGCAGAGACAGTAGATCGATATATGTCAAATGTGGTGGGAGATAAGGTTAAACCAGAGATCCGCAAAGAGATCGAAGAAGCAATCCTTAACCTCGATGTTATGCCTAGCATGAGATCTCTAATGACTGCAGGTCCGGCATTAGAAAGAGATCACACTGCAGGTTACAACTGTTCATACACACCAATCGATCATCCTCGATGCTTCGATGAGGTCTTGTACATCTTACTCAATGGAACTGGTGTCGGCTTCAGCGTCGAAGAACAGTTCGTCAACAAACTCCAAGGCGTACCAATACTACTTTATGAGTCAGGTAACATCATCAGCGTTGCAGACTCGAAAGAAGGTTGGGCCAACGCCTACAGACAACTGATCGAAGAACTGTACCGAGGACGAATACCGAAGTTTAATGTGTCTCGGGTCCGACCAGAAGGTGCCAGACTAAAGACCTTCGGTGGCAGGGCTTCGGGTCCACAACCACTAGTAAATCTGTTTGACCACACGATCACAACTTTCCAAGCGGCAGCCGGAAGAAACCTAACGCCTCTCGAGGTCCACAGTATCATGACTAAGATTGGTGATGTGGTTGTAGTTGGTGGGGTCCGAAGGTCAGCAATGATCAGCCTCTCAGATCTCGAAGACACTGAGATGCGTGAAGCCAAAAGTGGCGAATGGTGGGAGGTAAACCCTCACTTTGGTCTAGCAAACAATTCAGTAGCCTACTCAGGTAAACCAAGTCACAAGAAGTTTCTTGAAGAATGGGATGCTTTAGTTGCATCAGGATCCGGAGAGCGTGGCATCTTCAATCGCAAGGCAGTCCAAGATCGGTGTAAAGCCGACGGCAAGCGAGATCCAGAAGTTCTCTATGGCACCAATCCGTGCAGTGAGATCGTCTTGGCTCCTCACCAGTTCTGCAACTTGACTGAGGTCTGCATTCGTCAGGGTGACACCATGGACGCGATCTGTCGCAAAGTCAGGATCGCTAGTATCCTCGGAACCGTACAGGCATCCTTCACCTACTTCCCCTACCTCCGTCCGATCTGGAAAGAAACGACAGAGAAAGAGGCACTCTTAGGCGTATCGATGACTGGGATCATGGACAATGCTTTGACTAACGGTAAGCATCCAAACCTAGCGCCAAGACTGCAGATGTTCAGAAAGATCGCCATAGATACCAACGAGTTCTATGCCAAGAGATTGGGTATCAATAAGGCGACTGCAGTTACTGCCGTGAAACCGTCGGGGACTGTCAGCCAACTGTGCGATACGGCGTCGGGAATACACTCTCGGCATAATGACTACTTCATCCGCATGGTTCGAGGTGACAAGAAGGATCCACTGACACAGTTTATGATCGATCAAGGAATCCCAAGTGAGGATTGCGTTAAAGATCCAGACAAAACTACTGTCTTTAGTTTTCCAATGAAAAGTCCAAATGGATCTATAACTCGTCACGATATGACAGCGATTGAACAACTAGAAATGTGGCTAATGTATCAGCGTCACTATACCTGTCATAAGCCGTCAGTAACTGTCGATGTACTACCACATGAATGGTATCAGGTAGGAGCATTTGTCTATAAACATTTTGACGAAATGTCTGGTGTTTCTTTCTTACCAAGGTTCGAGAGTACCTATCAGCAAATGCCTTATAATGATTGTTCAGAAATGGAGTATGAAGCGGCAAAACGAAAGATGCCTAGTCGAATAGATTGGGCGAAACTAAAACAATACGAGACAGAAGATACAACCAAAGGCAGTCAGACCATGGCGTGTGTTGGTGGTGTCTGTGAACTTGTTGATATCGAGGCAGCATAACGAGAGGCCCTTCGGGGCCTTTCCCACGACATACAGGGAAACAATAATAATGTTTACAGTAGAAACTGAAGACAACCACACTAAGGTTGTCGCTTTAGATGCTAGTGGAAAACACGAAGATATAGAGATGTATATTGAAGACAATGGTCGTGTGTTTATCCGACAGTGGGCAGAAGATCTGAAAGAATACCAAGTCCTAATTCTATCGTTCAATCAATTCTTGTCTTTGATGTCTTGCATTGACTCAGAGGACGGCATGTTTACGGTAGAGATCGGAGCAAAGGGAACCAAACAATGATTACTACTTTTGAAGATGGTGAAAACGCACCAAGTCTAAAAGACCTCCAAGTTCTCGTTGATGGCTATGTGGAACGAGTACACATACCGCACAAACCAGACTGGCAGTTGCTAGTGAACGAAGACGGTAGAATGAAGCAACTTCCGTACAATGAGGAAGCATCAAAATTATGTGGCAGACCAATCGTAGGCCACGCAGTTATACTCAAGGGTGATACACGTTTAACTTGAGGTGGAGGGACAGGCTGTCCAGACGA